GATTAATATGAGTGCTCGTGATCGTTATACAAAAATTATCGAGTCCCTAGTTAATGGTGAAGAGCAAACAGCTCAGGAACTATTACATGAGACTTTTGTAGAAAAAGCTCGCGAGATCTGGTCAGATCTAGTAGAGCAAGACGAAATCGTTGAAGATGATATCAATGAAGATGATCTAGAAGAAGCAATTGGCGACGAAGAAGCCGGTGACTTCCTAGACGATATCGCTGACGACGAAGAAGAAATTGAAGCCGAAGAAGCATTTGGAGAAGCAGATGACGAGGAAGGTGGCGAAATGGACATGGAAATGGACATTGGCGACGAAATGGAACTCGCAGATGGTGACGAAGATGCAATGGACGGCGAAGGTGAAGGCGTAGAAGACGCAATGGAAAAAGTCGATGATGCCCTCGCAGACCTTAAAGCAGAATTTGCTAAACTAGTTGGAGACGACGAAGGTGACGAAGAGCCAGAAATGGAAGAAGAAGTTGCTTTTGAAAGCGAGTCTGAAGAAGAACTAGAAGAAGACGCTGAAGCCGAAGTAGAAGAGCTAGATGAAGAAGCAAAGTTAACAGCAGTTAGCGTTAGCCATTCAGACGGTTCAGACGGTAAAGCAAGTCCAGTAAGCAAAGGTATCGAAGATCCTTTCGGTAGCATTGATGGCAACAAGTCAGGTACTGACATGGTTGGCAAAGGTGGTACAGAAAAAGGCGGAAAGGCTCCTGCTCCAAAGAAAATGGACGCAACAGGACCACAAGACGCTGGAGACATGAAACCTGCGCCAAAGGCAAAAGGATAATAGATTATGGCTAATGTAACCCTTGTAGAAAGACTTACATTTGATCAGGCAAATTGTGTCGTCGAATCCAAAGATAATGGAAACGGCGAAAAAAGCCTGTACATGGAAGGTATTTTTGTACAAGGTGACAAGCGTAATCAAAACCAACGTGTATATCCTGTAAACGAAATTTCCAAGGCTGTAAAAAACATACAGGCAAGAATTAGTGAAGGATATTCAGTTTTAGGCGAAGCAGACCATCCTGATGACTTACAAGTTAATCTAGACCGTGTAAGCCACATGATTGAGAAAATGTGGATGAACGGTGCTGATGGTCATGGACGCCTTAAGTTACTACCAACACCAATGGGTAATATTTGTAAAACTCTATTGGTAAACGAGGTAAGGCTAGGTGTGTCTAGTAGAGGTAGTGGAGAAGTAGACGGAAGCGGTAACGTTAGTGGCTTTGAAATCCAGACAGTGGATATTGTTGCTAACCCAAGTGCTCCAGATGCTTATCCTGATCCATTGTATGAAGCGATTATGAATGGTAAACGTGGAAATATTTTAATGGACGTGGCTAAGGCTACCAATCATGACACGAAAGCACAGAAGTATCTCCAGGAAGAGGTACTTAGATTGATTAATAACCTAGATATTAGGAGAACGTAAATGGCTCATGCAATCGAACAACTCCTAAGTTCAGAAGTTCTTTCGGAAGAAGTGCGTAATACACTCACTGAAGCCTGGGAAGCGAAACTAAAAGAGGCTCGCGAAGACATCACTACAGAATTACGTGAAGAATTCGCTGGTCGTTATGAAGCAGACAAGGAACAGATGGTAGAAGCGATGGACGCTATGCTAACTGACACAATTAAAAAAGAATTGTCCGAGTTTGCCGAAGATAAGCAAGCCGCTATCCAAGCAAGTGTATCGTACAAGAAGAGCATTGCGGAACATGCTAAGTTACTGGACCAGTTTGTAATGGAAACATTAAAAACAGAGGTACAGGAACTACGTGATGACCGTAAAGTACAAGAAGGAAACTTTGCCAAGTTAGAAGATTTCGTAATGGAACAACTAACTACAGAACTTAATGATTTCCACCAGGACAAAAAAGACTTACTAGAACAGAAAGTTAGACTTGTTCAGGAAGGCAAGGAAATGATTGCCGATGCTAAAGCAAAATTCATTGAAAAGGCTTCTACAAAACTAGCAAATATTGTTGAATCAACAATTACTAATGAGCTAGGAACATTGAAAGAAGACATTCAGAAAGCAAAAGAAAATATGTTTGGTCGCAAGATCTTCGAAACTTTTGCTACTGAGTTCATGAGTTCGCATCTAGCAGACGGTACTCAAATATCTACTCTCAACAAGCAACTTGATGAAGTTAAGGCTAAACTAGCCGAAGCAGAAAAAGTTGTTGGAGAGAAAGATGATATTATTAATGAAGCAGAGAAGAAGGCACAGCGTATTGCCGAAGCACAAGATCGTGCTAAGGTGCTTGCTGAACTACTCGGCCCATTAGCAAAAGATAAGCGTGACTTGATGGGTAATCTACTTGAAAGCGTTGCTACTGACAGATTGTCAACAGCGTATAAAAAGTACTTACCAACTGTTCTTAACGAACAAGCAACATCTAAAGCGCAAACTCTAACAGAGTCTCAGAAGACTGAGATTACAGGTGACAAGGCTCGCACACAGGACACTGATAGCGATGCTGAAATTATTAACCTTAGAAAATTAGCCGGTATTATTTAAATTAAAGGAGTATACCAAAATGTCACAGAACCTATTTGAAAATTGGGACGTTACTAAAGGCGCCCTTACTGACGGTTTGACAGGCAACAAAAAGGCAGTTATGGAAGCAACTCTAGAGAATACAAAAGCGTATCTCGCTGAGACTGCATCTGCTGGTACAACAATGTCTGGCAACGTTGCCACGCTAAACAAAGTGATCCTACCAGTTATCCGCCGTGTAATGCCAACCGTTATCGCTAACGAACTAGTTGGTGTTCAGCCAATGACTGGTCCAGTAGGACAAATTCACACTCTACGTGTCCGTTACTCAGCAACCGCCGCAGGCGTAACTGCTGGTGATGAAGCTCTAAGCCCATTCGCTATTGCTAATGGATATTCAGGTAATGCTAGTTCAGGCAAAGCCGATTCTACTTCAACTCTTGAAGCAGAAGCAGGCCGTGCACTTAGCATCCAGGTACTAAAGCAAACAGTCGAAGCGAAAACTCGTAAGTTGAGTGCTCGTTGGACTTTTGAAGCCGCTCAAGACGCACAGAGCATGCACGGATTAGACGTCGAAGCAGAAATTATGCAAGCACTAGCTCAGGAAATTACTGCTGAAATCGATCAGGAAATCCTAACAAGCCTAGATACACTTGCTGGTACAGCAACTGATACTTACAACCAAGGTGGTGTAAGTGGTACTCCAACATTCGTTGGTGACCAACATGCCGCTCTTGCTGTTCTTATCAACCGTTCAGCAAACTTAATTGCTTCAAGAACACGTCGTGGCGCAGGTAACTGGGTTGTGGTTTCACCAACAATCCTAACTGTACTACAAAGTGCGACAACTTCAGCATTCGCAAGAACAACTGAAGGTCCTTTTGAAGCACCAACAAACACAAAGTTTGTAGGTACACTAAACGGTACAATGAGAGTATTCGTTAACCAGTATGCCGCTGATAGTGCTAACATTATTGTTGGTTACAAAGGCGACGGTGAGATTGATGCGGCCGCATTCTACTGCCCATATATCCCACTAATGTCAAGCGGAACAGTACTTGACCCAAGTACTTTTGAGCCAGTTGTGAGCTTCATGACACGTTATGGTTATGTAGAACTAAGCAACCAGGCTTCATCTCTTGGTAACGCCGCTGACTACCTAAGCAAGATTGCTGTCAACTCTGGCGCACTTACATTCCAGTAAGATTTGCTTATTTAGAAATAGAGAAACAGG